TGGAGTCCAAACTTTAGGTCTTGCTTGTTTGACCCTAGTTTCACTCACGCGGGAAGTTTTAACAGTTTTCTTACCTGTAGTTTTTTTAGTCATATGCTTATACCTCCTTCGCGGCTAATTGTTTCGCATACTCTTCGAGTGGCACACCTAATCTTTTAGAAATTGCTACCTGTGAAGGTGTGAGTTTCACAGTTTTTCTGCGTCCTTTTGCGGCCGGACGTCGGGCACTTGCTACATTTTGTACTGGAGCTTGGCTCTGTACAACTGTAGATTGATCCATATTACCAAATTTGTGTGGGAATTCAAGTCTTATTCTTTTGTCTACTTCAGAATAATATTCTTGTGTTTGTGGATCAAATCCTTCTTCTTCAACAAGCTTTTTGTGTATATCAAATGCAGTGTAAGTCATTGCATTATCAGTACCAAACCAAGTATTTTTAGATGCCCAAGCATCTGCTCTTGGATCAACTGGTTGTTGTGGAGCAGCCGGTTTCTGTACTTCTTGAGATGGAGCATTTACAGGCTTTTCTTGAACTTCTTTTAAGCGAGCCAATCTAGTTGAATCCATAGTTAATTGTGCTAAGTCAGTTTGTGCTGCGACCTGTGCCTCAATATCACCAGCATTGATAGCTTGTGCTAATTTATTTTTAACTGCCTCAATATTGGTTGTAACTCTTTTTTCAAACTCTTGTGTATAAGAAGTATCTAGAGTTTCATATTTATTTCTAATATTATCAACTTCTTGTTTTTGTGTTTTTGCAAATGCAATAGCTTCTTCTTTTTGCCTTTCAGCTTCACGCATTTTACGTGTAAGTTTAGCTATTCTTTTCTTAACACCTTCTGAATATTCTCCCAATTCGTCTTGGGGTTTATCAGCTTGAACATTAGGCTGCTCATTAGATTCCTCAGTTGTGTTATCGGTTTCTTCGACTTGTTCAACTTTAATCTCCTCTTCTGGTGCTTCTAGTGATTGTTCTGGAGCATCAAGATCGATCTCCATCTCTTGTTCGTCGGCTTCGCCCACGTCTATTATTTTTTCGTCGTCTAGCATAGTTAATTCCTCCTATGAATTACATTGCGTGAATAAGATCTTCGGGATCTTCTATTGTCCCTAAAATCTCATCATCGTTTAACATTCTTATCTCACCACCATCAATCTGCATACGTGATCCTGCATATCTTGCAAATACCACCCATTGTTTTTCTTTGCACCATGGTCCTGTCGGATACTTTTCCTCATCCTTGTAACAGAGATCACCCATCTTTAGTACGTACCCAACTTGCGTTGCTACACGTGCTTTGTCTAATGATTCTTGTGCAATAATAATTCCACCTTCAGTTTTTTCTTTAACTTGAAAAGGCATAACAAGTATACGCCATCCTGTAGGATGTGGTAACTTATCTAAATTTGTTTCTTGAGTTTCTTTTTTTGCTTCATTTTTTGCAATCTTTTTTGCATCTGTTTCAGCATTATATTTATCTTCTAAGGCGTGCGATGTTCGTTTCGTCATCTGGTTCTGGCTCCTTTGGTTCTAGCAGGTTAGAGATTTCCTGTTTAATTTGATCCGTAACGTGGATCTTACCGAGAATATAGTTGTATTTCTCCATACTGTCAACACCACCGCCGATTAAAACGTTAGCGTTGTTTTCCATAATTTCGTCAAGTAGTCTCTGGATCTTGTATACTACGTGTACTGGGTCTATAGCTTCTGACATATTTCTTTTTCTTATCTCCTAAGTTATGCCAAAACTCATCGAGAGTGTTGGCTTTTTGTTTGCAACATTCCCCCGAACGTACTTTTTTTTCAGTGTGACAAGCACACTTCTTATCTTCACCCATCGTAAGTCCCCCTTACTTTTTCTTGAAAATATCAGCTCCCTTGAGTCCGTATATACTAGCGACGACGCCTACAAATAGCGTCTGGTACCAAAAAGGCAGATTGTTAAACTGCTCAAAGAACATGTGCAGTTTAGCTTGTATGTCCGGATCCTCACTAAAGACACTCCATATCAACAAAAGCACGGGCGCACTTACCAAAATAAGTACAAACTCGTCTTTCCATCCTTTGTCGTTTGATTGTCTAACAGCGGCTTGGTACTCCACTTCCCCATTCGCCATTTTCTGTGCATGCAATAAAGCAGCATCCGACATAAGTATTTTTGCTTTTTGTTTATTAGCAAAAATAGCTGAACCGGTTTTCAATACCGTAGGTAGAAGTGAGAGTAATGGTCCCATTAATTATTTGATAATTGATACTATGATAATGGCAACAACAACACCTGCTGCTATTTTCCATTTAACAGGCATGTCAGCCCATTTTTCTTTTAAAGATTCGATCATGATGACCTCCTTTTTTTCTTTTTTACACCTGCTTCGCTTAATGCGATAGCTATGGCTTGCTTTTTATTTACCACTTTTTTATTAGATTTACCAGACTTAAGTTTACCGGACTTATATTCCCGCATTACTTTGCTGATTTTCTTTTCTTTTTTCACTATTTTAGTTTGTATAAGGTACCTATACCATTGGACATCGGGCCGCGTTGTGGTGCTACTGAACCACCTTGATTGAGTCTTTCTTCTCTGTTTAAGAAACCAAGTGGGTCAAAATCAAATACAGGATTAACTGCTTCGCCATTATAATTAAACATAGGTCGATTTAAATTATCTAGTGCTTCTGAAAAAGTAGAACCGTCTTCAGGTTGTCCTTGATCTAACGAAGACACAGCGGATAGACCTGACATTAACATTCCAGGTATAGTTCTTTTACCTAAGAAACTTAAAGCATTACCAAATTTGTTTGCGGGCATACTAAACTTTGGTTGAGCGTTTTGTATACTAGTGTTTCCAACTGTTCCATATTTAGACAACTTTTGATTTAACATGTTTGGATTTTGAAACGAATAAGGATTAGGTTGTGGAGCTGAAAGTCTTAATTGATTATTTGTTAGAAGAGACAAACGAGGATTAGTATTTGTAAGAGACAAACGAGGATTAGTATTTGTAAGAGACAAACGAGGATTAAGATTTGAAAGTCTTAACTGATTAGACAAGTTTAAATTTTTAGGTAACATCTGTCTCATAGCTAAAGGGTTATCTAAAGCAGCAGCAAAAGCATCGTCATTAAAACTTAAACTAGGTGATTCATCTTCTATAGAAGGGTTGTAAGTTGGGTTTGTCCTATATTCATTAATAGTTCTTAAATCATATTCGGGCATGCCAAATTTATTTACACCTTCTTCATCTTGAGTAGGAAAAAATCTGTCAAGAATAGGTTCAGCTACAATACCTAATCCAGGGACTCCTGTTGCGAGACTTAATGCTGCTCCAAGAATACCACTTCCGGGAATACCTTGTGACATGGCATAGTTATGTTTAATACTATCTAAAAAACCCATACCTTTGGTTGGAGATACTCCTGTAGCTTCATTAAATATACCTCTAGCAAAAGTATTAGGAGCTTCTCTAACCTGTCCTAATTCATCTCTAAATCTAGGTCCAGCAGAATAATTATTTAATCTATCTTGTTGTGCATCAATTAATCCAGCAAAACTAGCTCTTGCTTTATTTCTAGAACCATACTGATTTTCCATTTCTTTTGATTTTGCTAGTCGCCCTGCTGCGGCTGCAACATCCTGTGGTGAAAATGCACCTGGTCTTCTGGTCTTTGTTTTATCTAAGGCAGAAGCTTCAGCAGGCTTATTTCTTTCGTTCATAAAATCAGCTAACTTACCGCTGTATTTTGTTCCGCTAGTATTATGTGTTCTAGGACTTTTTGTATTGTCTACGGTGGTAGTTTTTTTACTTTTTAAACTTGAATGTTTAGCGGATTTATTACTACCTGTATTACCTTTTTGACTACCCATTAGTTCCCCTCTTTGAATGTTGCTTGCATATTACTTATACCACTTTTTGCTAGTGAAACGCTAGCCCTAAGTTTTTGATGCTCATCATTCTGTTCCATTTTGTCTTCTGCTATTTCTCGAGCTTGTAATAGTTTAGCTCGTTCCATTTCTAGATCACTTTGTCCTTCTTCTTCTTTTCTAGCCTCTTCTTTAGCTCTAAGGTCAATCTCTCTATCTTTAAGTTTCAATAATGGGTCATTTTCTATCTGATTTAGCACTTCTTGTTCAGCTTCTGCGTACTCAACCATAAATTCTGCAATTAATTGCGATTTTCTAGGCTCCATAGCCGTCTGTTGTGCTTGAATTTGCTGTTGCATCTGCATAACTTGCGGATTTTGCTGTAACTTAGCCGCTTCTGGACCAGCTTGCTGCATCATTTGTTGTAATTGTTGTCCCATTTGCTGTATCTGAGCGATTTCTTCAGCAAATTCTAATTCTATTTGCTCTCCAGCCATCAAAGTGATGTGTTCCATGCAATTTTGCTGTAACAAGCCCATTGCTTTTGGATTATTTCGTACAATTGTAGTACCCATAAACTGTAAATGCGCTTTCATGTGCGCTTGGTGATCTTGTTTTGGAAATGCTTGAAACTTTTTACCATTCATTGCCATAATATTTTCACTTGCAGGGTCTAATGGTGAAGGTTGCATTGGTGGTGGTAACAAAGTGTCAATGTTTTTTACACCTAACGCTTCATACATGTGTTTGTACGCATGGTACAGGTTGTGAAGTTGCGGATTGGACATTGCCATTTGTAATTCTGTTTGTGCAATCGTAATTCTTTGTGTTTGTGAAAAGATATTAGGATCTGCAACCGGTATAATATCTACTCTGTCGTCAAAGTCAGTTGCAAAAACTTGTCTATTGCCGCCAACTATATCGTATGGATATGTTTTTGGTAAGTACGTTGCAAAACATTTAGCAAGTAACATAAACTCACATTTCATTGCTGCATAAATTCTTTTGTGAATTGCTGACATAACCCGCGATCCACGTTCCAAGAGCGCCATAGTTGTACCCACGGCTGCCGATTGATTGCCATCACCCACTTGCATATCTGCAATGGACGCGAAACGTTGACCTGCTTGGACAACAACTCCCATTAGTTGTAGGAGCGTGGCACTTGGATCTTTAAATGGTAACGGCATAAATGCGTCACGAAGATTTCCACCAGGAGCGTCAACATCACGGAACTCTCCCGGCTGCAACGGTTGAGCTTCGTCTCTGACTCGGATGCCTCTTTGTTTGAATCCGGCTGGTAAATTAGACAAGGTACCGGCGTCAAGAAGCTGTCTCAATGCTGCAGTTGCAGTTCGTGACAGTCCGCCGATCATGTGGATAAGGCCGAATCCATAGAAGCCTAGTCCTGGTAAAAATTTAAAGTGTACAAAAAATTCTTTCTTCTTGCGTAACGGGTCGTTGACCTCATATGCTCTTCTAACTGATAAAACTTCAGAAGAGTCTTCATGAATAGTTACAATGTAAGGTAGCTTTAATCCTGTTTCTTCTCCCTCTTGGTTTTTGTCCTCAAAACCTTCTAAGTCAAGTTCAACATGACACTCTAGCAAAGAGTGTACTTCGCTTTTTGATGTTCTTTCAACACCAGAAATATCATCTTTTGCTTCTTGTACTTCGTCTGTTGTATACCCGTCTTCTCCTATTTCAACATCTGCATAAAAACCTGACAGTTGTTGTTTACGTAAATCGTTTTGAGATATTTTAATTCTGTGAATAATAACATCTGTATCTTCAAGAGATGTTGCATTGTAGCTTACATATAAATCTTCAGCAGGTACAAACTTAGAAACACATCTACCCATAACTGCATCGTAATAAACTTTTTTAAATGTTGATCCTGCAAGAGGTAAATTAAATAACATCTGGTCAAACTCTGGCTCATACTCTTTCATGTTAACCATCAATTGATAGTTCATAAAATCTTTTACACGTGCAGATTGTTTTTCTGATTCTGGATTAACTGCACCTATGATCTGAGTTCTTACTGGTCCTTGTGCCGGTAGTAATTCTTTATAGGCTAATGCCTGAAACTGTGTAACAGACTCAGCTAGTACCGGATGAGTTGCGCCTGATGCGCCCTGGAATGGTTCTGATCTGTTTTCATATTTAAAACCTAGTAGGTCTAAACCTTTTGTGTAGGTGTCTTCCCAATCAGATCTACCTGATTTAAAATCTTCGTAAGAATCCTGCATGTCACTTGCAATCTCCGTCAAAACACTAT